TTTTAAGAACCTTCCGGTGTGCTATCCGACTCTGTTGGGGGTCAAACCTCCACCAAGGGCCTAGGCGATAAGATCGCCGGACTCCAAAATAGGTTTTGACAATCCTATGGTTCGCATATCCGTTCTTCCTTAGAGCCCTGACTTGTCAGTCGGGGTTGCCCACCTTAAGAGAGAAAACTCTTAATGATGTTTTCCTTTACTACTTGTCAGTATCGAGTCACGAAAGTGACCAGAACCCAGGTTTAAACTCCTGGAGGTACTGAGAGAGGGTAAAGGATGCAAACTAATTGGAATTATGAGAAGCACAACGAGATCACGATATAATCGCCCTAGCTTATTTATCAGCTTTAAAATGCTTGATAGATGGCTTCGAGTGATAATCTGGGTCCTCAGTGTGTCGTCTCCGGGCGCTTACTACATTTTACTGCAGCGCATTAAATCGCTGTGAACCTATTCCGGACCTTTATTTACAGTTTTGTATTTGAAGGAATCGGTACGGTTGATCCACAAGTTTGTAGCGGGCGTTCCGGTATACACCTCGCAAGGTGTATGCTTAGGGATTTCCGGGGGCCTACCTAAATTGATACCTGGTGAACTGCGGACTTTAATACGGTCTGCAGACCCGGTTACAATTAGGGCGGTCCTATCGGTCTTGTCCGTCTTCCGAATCATGAAAGTTCGTTCGACTCTTAAGCTTGAGACGATCGTCGCTCCCTTTACGGGAGCATGCATGACGATGCCTGTCTGAGAGCTTAATAGAGTGTTGAAAATGTTACCGAGAAGGTTTCATTTAAAACCGTCGAGCTTTCTGGCTCTTAACTCAGCGGGACCTAACTATAATCCTTCCGTCCTCGGGCTATCTCTAGATGCATTTGCGTTCACTAAAGCTAGTGAACCTTGCAAGGCCTTTATGACCTATGCTAAGCTTTCGGCAAATGACGTTCTAGGTGATGCCCTTCAGGCAGAAATGGATAATGTTAGGAACCTCGAGTTGAAACCGGGAGTCTTACCTGTATTAGGTAAGCTCCATGAAAAGGTAGAAGCGGCGGGTAAAGTTCGTGTATTCGCCATCACTGATGGTTGAACACAGTCTTTACTTTCTGGTCTCCATGATGCTATCTTCGAGGTTCTAAAATTTATACCTCAGGATGGTACGTGAGATCAAGCTGCTCCGTTGATACGTCTTCAAGATTCCCCCGAAACGCGCTGATCGTTCGATTTAACGGCGGCTACAGATCGTCTTCCGCTCGCTTTACAGGTTCAGGTCCTTAGTTGCTTAACCAGTGATGAACTGGCGCAATCTTGGGCTTCCCTGTTAGTTTCACGTGATTGGTACCATAAAGGTGTCCCGCTGCGTTATGCAGTTGGGCAACCAATGGGTGCTTTATCTTCGTGAGCTATGCTGGCGTTGACGCATCATGTAATAGTCCAGCTCTCTGCAAAGAGAGTTGGGCGAGCCGGGTGGTTTTCTCATTATGCGTTGTTAGGTGATGATATCGTAATAGCTGATAAAGCTGTTGCCGATTCTTATCTAGCTGTCATGACCGACTTAGGTGTCGAGATTAACTTAAGCAAATCTTTAGAGTCCCAAAAAGGGGTTTTCGAGTTTGCTAAAAGGTTAGTCTCACCCAAGGCCGAGTATAGTCCTATTGGTCCCAAGGCAGTGTTGCAAGTTCTAAGAACTTACAATGCTATTCCTGGTCTAATAATTGACTATCTCGGAAAAGGTTATGTTCCCGCAACTGAGTGATTATCCAATCTCTTCGAAGCTTTGCCTCTTAACTTTGTTAATGGGCGTAAGCATTTGAAAGAGGTGTTATTTTGAACTCTTCAGGGTCCTTTCGGTGTGATAGCTAGCGGTGTTAGGTTAACTTCTGCATTGCAGGCGGTTAACTCATTCAACCCCGTTAGTTTATCAGCCCTGTTTGTACGGCTCCGTCTGACCAGACATCGTGTCTGGGAGAAAGAGTGGCTTGTAGCACATTCTAAGTTATTAGACCTCAAACTTAAAGTTGAGGAACTTTGACCATCGAATGTTGTTCCAGGCTTTCTGGGCCTGTACAAGCTTTCCGAAACTTCATATCTTCCATGCAT